AGACACTGAATGGGTTGAAAATAACAGAAGTCTAATGGAACAATATGTCCAACAACAAAAGAAAGTAGATGCTGATGAATATTATGAATTTGATGTTGATGGTGATTTGATGGCTCTTAGTTTCGACTAAGAGTTTTTCAATCCATCAGAAGATAAAATATACCAATAGTCACCTATTTTTCTATACTCAACACAGGCACCTTTATCTAACTCAATAATATCAAATTCCTCATCAATTAAAGAATCCGCAGTTACATTTACTTTTGTGAGAGCTTTGATGACAACGTGGTCTGTCGTTTTTGAATTTAAAAATAAATCACAGGAATCAATATCTTTTATTACAATCGCCGACTCCCCATTTGTTGAATAGGATTTATTTGTAACGACCGCAACATCTGAGGTTGTTATCTCATGTCCATTGATTATTCTTCTCGATGGTATTGACCTAAATACTGACATAAAAATTAAATTACTGTGTATGGGCTTTGGAAGGCTCTTAACTTTAATAATTTGTTTAAGTTCTCCGCTTGTAAAGCCTTTTGTTCCATCATTTTTTCTGGACGTAATCTTTCAAGTCTTGCTTTAAGTTCTTCCCATAACATTGCCTTCTCATCTTTTGCTTCTGTTGCTAAAGAAGTGTAATCCATTGTTAACTCAGAATCGGGTGTTTTAAGATTACCACTAAACTTACCTCTAACTCTTCCTAAAGTTTCTTTACAGTATGCAGTGAACCATCTTCTAACCCACGTTTGTGCGGGTGGATTAAGTTTATCCCATCTTAATTTATCTAATGGAACATCAGAAGGAAGTCTAATAACGTCTGGGTTTTTAGCCAAACAATCTTCTCTATCGTAAGTATCATAATACCAATACCAAACTCGATAGTCATTTCGTTTCATATTACCAAAATCAAACTTACCACCAGGTACATTCATCAAGTGAATTGCTTTTTTTCCTTCAGGTAATGCGGTAACTCTATATGTTAAATCACCTGTAATAATTCTTCTTTTCATTTGAATGTCTGCCATTCTTAAAAGAATGTCAAATGCTGGTGTAATAAAATAATTACCCGTTGTTCCCATTTGTGAAAAACCGGCACCACCACCTAAACCGATACCACCAAAACCCCCAAATCCACCCATGAATGGGTCAAAGTAAGCCGCGTCCAATTCAGGTCTTGCAAACCACAATAATTCGTTAAGTTCACGACCTGCGGGTATTTCATAAACTTGTTGGTTCGGCACTAAGTCGATATAATCTTTTTTTAACACCCAATCACCACCAGCCTGTAAACCTACAATTTTTGAATATGCATAAGTGAATTGTGTTTCCCAATCCATACTACGAGTAGATAGTGCTCTTGTAATAGATTGTTCATCAAGATTCAATCCGTAAACCGATGTCCATTGAGATTCAATCAACCAGTCTTGTACGTGTTGTTCATAATCCTCAATAGATAACTCCAATAGTGAGTCCATCATTTCGTCTTCAAGTTCTACTGAACGTAAAGGTGCTCCCAAAAGATTACGTATTCTTTTGTAAAGTTTACTTCTATCTGGTTCGTTGATAATAACTGTAGTTGACATAGATTTTTTTATATAAATATCCTATCAAAACAAATCTAAACAGACTTCTTTTTAATTTGTGTTGTATATTGGTCGTTTACAAATCCCCAATTCACAACTTTCCAAAAGTTTTTAATATATTCGTCTCGTTTATTTTTATATTTTAAGTAGTATGCATGTTCCCATAAATCTAACCCTAATAGAGGATAACCATTTTCTTTTTCAGTATTCATTAAAGGATTATCTTGATTAGATGTTGTAACAATTTTTAATCTATTATTTTTTGTTAAAATTAACCAAGCCCAACCTGAACCAAATTTAGTTTTAGCCTCTTCACTAAATTGTTCTTTAAATTTTTCAAATGAACCAAAATCTTTTTTTATTTTAGAAAGTATTGGGTCGGATATTTCTTGTTTTTTCGGAGATAACATTTTCCAAAACAAAGCGTGATTAAAGGCACCACCACCATTGTTTTTAACAACCTTATTAAATTTTGAAATCTTTTCTATAATTTCCTCAAGGTCTAAATCTTTTCCTTTAATTTTTTCTAACTCGACATTGAGTTTTTCAACATAACCTTTGTAATGTTTGTTGTAGTGAGTATTCATTGTTTCACTATCAATAAATTTTTCTAAGGAATTATATTCATATGGAAGTTTATCAACACTTACTTTTTTTATTTCGTTAATTAATAATTCTTTCTTTGATGACTCAACCTCTAATAACGTTTCAATTTTTTCAATTTGTTCTGAAAAAGATTTGTATATAACTTTTTCCATTTCCTTATTATTTTTTTCAAACTTTTTAATTTCTTGGGATGCCTGTGAACTAGCATCATCCTCGTTTTTTCCACCAATATCTTTTCCTTTTTTTCTTTTCAAAATTGTTCTTTGATATTCATGCGACCATTCGTGAGCTAATGTTCTTAATACATCACGATTTAATCTGTCTTTTACTAAAATTTTAAGTTTGTTTTTATCGGTTCTTGAACCTGTAGTCATCGTACCTGTTCTTTTATTTTGAAATAGAATATCAATATCATCCTTTAACGGATAATTTTTTTTAAGTTGTGAAATAAAATTGTTAATTAAAACTTTATCACTTTTACTAGGTTCAACTCCAATATATTCAATATTTACGTCCATGATATATAAATATCATCGGTTTCTAGAAATCATATTTAACATTTCTTCTATTATTGATGCCTCGTCAAATGTATCATCACCCATCACCGTTGATATGATTTTTTTCTTTCTATTTAAGATGTCGTAAATTGCACCTTCGATACTATTTTCAAATAGGGGGTAATACACTGATGTTGAATTTTTTTGTCCTATACGATGTGACCTGTCTTCTGCTTGTGAATGTTCTGCAGGTACAAAAGACAAATCATTCATGATTACAGCCTCTGCTGAGGTTAAAGTAATCCCAACACCTGCAGCTTTCAAGTTTCCAACAAATACTTTGATTTTATCGTTTGTTTGAAATTCATCGACCGCATTTTGTCTGTGGAACTTAGAACAACTACCATCTAAATAAACCGCAGATTTACCAAAGTGGTTATAGATTTGATTTAGTGTGTCGGTAAAGTTTGTAAATATAATAACCTTTTTACCTTGTTCTATAATGTTTTCGGCTAACTCGATTGTGTTATTAATTTTTTCTTGAGCAATAACTTTTCTAACTTTCATCAATTTTGAAAACTGAATTGTAAGTGAAGAAGACTCTTCAGGGTTCTGGTCATACCAATTAAAATACTCACCCATTAATTCTTCGTAATCTTTAGATTTGAGTCTTAAATAAACAGGTGTGATAATTTTTTCAGGTAAATCTAAAACGTCTTCTTTTAATCTTCTTAGAATGTGTGTTGAGGTTCTTTCTCTTAATTCTTCAAGATTAGATGCGCCTGTAACGTTCCACACTTTTCTTTTCCCAACACTAAATTGAAATCCATTACAATATCTTTTAGCATAAGCCATCCAATTCATAGCAACTGGACTATCAACAAGATTTAATAAATTGTAATAATTCATAGGTCGCGATGTCATAGGTGTTCCTGATAACAACCAAACTCTATTTGATTTACTTGCGATGTCGTTAGCAATTTTTGTTCTTTGTGCTTGGGGGTTAGAAATCATATGTGCTTCATCCATGATTACTAAATCAAAATTAATTTTCATAATTTCTGATTTTTCTTTGTCCTTTGTATCATGGAAATTTTTTAAGATGTCATAATTTACAATAACAAAATCATGTTCATCTGAAAATTTTTTACCTTCTGCAATATATACGGTCCTATCTGAATAATTTGCAATCTCTCTTTGCCAGTTTATTTTCAAAGATGCTGGACACACAATCAAAACTTTTTTAGCTCCCGTCTCTAAAGCTGCTATGATTGTTGAGGTAGTTTTACCAAGACCCATGTCATCAGCCAAAATAAACTTTTTATTTCTTACAAGTTTTTCGATAGCCTCTTTTTGGTGTTCCATAGGTGGTCTATGGGTGTATTTACCATAATCTATAGAAATGTTTTTAACTTCATTATCTTTTAGTAATGCGGACTTTGGCATCCAAAAGTCGTGTAGAGTTTCTCCTGAAAATATTTTACCCCAAATATGATAAGCTTTATCTTTTTCAACCAACAACTTCTCGACATAAATTTCTGAAGGTTCTTTGGTATACATCTTATCTTCCATTAGTTTTTTACCAAAATAAGAGTCTAACTTTACCCATTTTTTTGCAACTTTTGGTTGTAGGGTATGATAATTATTGATGTAATCGGCCTGAGGTCTCGTAGGAACAAAAGACTTACTATTTTGTTTTTTGTGTTTTAAGTTAAGGATATAGTTATTTGACCCTTCATAATCGTCTAATATTAAAAGGGCTTTTGATTCGGGTGTTTTAGGCACAAAATCTTCCATGATATAATAAAATATAATAAACATCCATAAAAAATCAATTAAAGTATTTATAGGTATGGCAGATAATAGAGTTCCGATAACCAGACTAAATAAGTTTTTTTCTGAAGAAGACTTTAACTTAGATATTTCTATGGGTGATGAATGGTTAGGTGGGGATATGAATTTTACCCTTGTTTTATACCGTATTGATAGACAAAGAACTATTAGTGATGATGTGTACGGTGAGACCTTAGAAGATGGAATACAGTTTTTACCTCCCGTTGAATTCAAGGGATATGTACAAATTGAAGCTCCTTCTAATGTTGATTATGGTTCCGCTAAATTATCACAAACAGAACCAGGTAATTTGAAAGTTGGCGTTTATCAAAAACAATTAGAGGAATTAGGTATTGATATAAACTATGGTGATTATATTGGGTATTACGAAGACGAAACAAGAGTTAGATATTATAGTGTTGTAGATGACGGTCGTGTATTTTCTGATAACAAACATACATACGGTGGTTACAAGGCTTTCTACCGTTCTGTTATTGCGGCACCAGTAACCGATAACGAATTTAGAGGAATATAAAATGGCATTACCAAGTAAAGTAAAAAAACATTTACCACTAACACCTGAAAAAGTTGGTCAAGAAAGAAGACAACAAATGTTAGATGATATTATTGATTATGGTACTTTTCTACCTAAAGGTGTTTTACATGCCGATTTAGATTTGGGTATCTTAGATTTTGTAAAAGAAGATTTGAAATTAGTCGTTGGTGAAAAGTTAGTACCGACAGTTGATAAAATCATAACTAATCAAAACTGGTCACAATTTACTGAAACATGGAACTTCCAAGATTTAGATAAAAACATTTCATTACCATTTATTGCGACAGTAAGAACTCCTGAAGTTAAATACGGAACATTTCAAGGAGGAGCTGCGAATATACCAAACAGAAGACAATTCTTTTACTATACTGTACCAACATGGGACGGACAACGAAAAGGTGCGGATGTTTACACAATACCCCAACCAATTCCTGTTGATATTACATATAATATTAAATTGTTTTGTAACAGGATGCGTGAACTTAATGAGTTTAACAAAATTATTATGCAAAAGTTCACGTCAAAACAAGCGTACACTCAAATTAAAGGTCACTACATGCCAATAATAATGGAGACGGTATCAGATGAATCGGCTAAAGATTTACAAAAAAGAAAATATTATATTGCAAGTTATACGTTAATACTAAAAGGTCTTTTAATTGATGAAGCAGAATTCAAAGTTTCCCCCGCGATATCAAGACAAGTATCTTTATTTGAAACTGATGAAAGAGTAAAAACAAGAAAGACCAAAATAGAACCACCAAGACCTAACAACTTTGATTTAGATTTGTTATTTGTAAGTGGTAATACACAATTATCTGAAGTTTTTAGGTATTCGGTAGATTTAAAAGTTACTGAAATAGAAAATTTAATTAGTTGTTATAATGCAACTTATACAGCAAAAACAAATACAAACTTATCTTATACTAATTGTTCTGGGAATATAGTAACTTCTGCACTTACAAGTGGTAATACGAGTACAATATGTGTTAAAGGTGGAACTCTACCATCATTTTCAAACATAACAGGAGCAACCTACAACACCACTACGTCTTGTGCTTCCGGCTATTCAGTATTTATTAATAATAATTACGTTGGGGATGATTTAGAAACCATACAAATAAATGATGGTGATACTTTATCTATTACCGTCTACAAAGATGACAATACAAAACAATCGGTTATTAAAACGGTAGCATACTTAGTGTAATTACTCTCCGTATATATCTTTAACCTCTTTACAATTATCGGTAATTAGTTTTTCTAAAAACTTATACATCTTCAAACCATTTTTATCACAATACTCCTTTAAGATAGTATGTACTTCAGGTTTTATTTTTAAGTTTTTTATTTTTTTTTCTTGGTTTTTCATAATGGTAGAAAAAAGGCAGAATTTATTCTTACTCTTTGATAAATATTATACTAGGGTAAAGTTTTTTGTTATTTGGTGATGTATTTATATATAAAAAATAAATTCTAAAAACATTTTTATTAACATGGCATCATCTAATAAGGTTTTTGTTTCTCCGGGTGTGTATACATCAGAAAGAGACTTAACATTTGTTGCACAAAGTGTTGGTGTAACTACATTAGGAGTGGTTGGTGAAACTCTTCAGGGACCAGCTTTCGAACCTATTTTCATCACAAACTTTGACGAATTCCAAACATATTTCGGAGGTACTAGCCCTGAAAAATTTGTAAACACACAAATACCAAAATATGAATTGGCTTACATTGCAAAATCATACCTATCACAATCTAATCAACTTTTTGTTACAAGAGTACTTGGTCTTTCAGGTTACGACGCTGGACCATCTTGGTCTATTGTAACAATTGGTAATGTAAATTCAGCAACAATTACGGCTACGGGTATAACTACGGCAGTTGGTGTAACATTTACAGGTAGTACAGGTGGCACCGTAACATTAACATCGGTACCTGCTTCGTTAAATGCAAGCGGTAATTTCTACACACCATACACTGAATTTAACGGTGGAACATCTACAATTGGTGGTGATTTACAAACATACATTTCTAATCAAATTTCACTTTACTCAACAAGTGCATCGACTTCAGGTTCAAGTGCAATATTTTGGGGTACGGTAAGTGCATCTACATTTAACAGTACAACAGGTGTAACACTTAATGGTACAGGTTCAATTTCAGCATGGACTGAAAATTTTGGTGTGGGTGTATTGACAGGTGCGACCGCAGCTTCACTAAGCGCTCAAACAACTAACGACCCTTGGTATTACGCTTTATTTAATTACCAACCAGGTACAATTAATTCTTACTATGGTCAAGGTATGGGAGCGGCACTTTCAGGTATTTCAACAACACCTACTTCAGGTGTGTTCTCAGGTACTGTTGCATTCTATACAACAACATACTCGGCATTACCATACACAACATATGATGATATGGTAGTTGCAACATTAAGGTCAAGAGGTATATCTACATATACATCAACAAATGCGGGACCTTTCTATGAAGTTTCAGGTACATCTGATGTTAAGATGATATGTACAGGTTCTTATTCAGCGGTAACTGAAGACCCTTACGCAATATTCCAAATCTCAGGTAAAACTTACGATAATGATAATTTCACATTTGAAACTTCAATGTTAAGTACCGATAAAAATTATTTGAGAAATGTATTTGGAGCATCTAACTTTGGTAAATCAAGAACTGAAGTACCTTTATTTGTTGAAGAAACATATCCAGCATTACTTCAAACAGGATATAGAGCAGGACAAATTAGAGGTTTATATTGTAATTTGGTAAGTCTACCAGGAGCAAGGTCAGGTAATTCAGATAGTCTTGGATTCTATTTAGAACAATACCAAACACCTGAAACACCATTTGTTGTTTCTGAACTAAGAGGTAATAAAGTTTTCAAATTATTTAAGTTTGTTCTAATCTCTGACGGTAACTCAGCTAATACATACGTTAAGTTGTCTATTGGTAATATTTCATTCAACAATGGAACATTCGATGTATTTGTAAGAGACTTCTTTGATAACGACCAAAACGTAAGAGTACTTGAAAGTTTCACAAACTGTTCATTAGACCCAACCCAAAACAACTACATAGCAAACAAAATCGGTACATCTAATGGTGAATACCAAGTTAAGTCTAAGTATGTTATGTTGGAGATGAGTGATGAAGCACCAACAAACGCACTACCTTGTGGATTCGAGGGTTACATCTCAAGAGAATATGCAAATGCAACTCCTCCATTTGTACCTTATAAAACAAAATACTACACAGCGGGAGAAACAATTTACAACCCACCTTTCGGCTCAACTAATGGTGGAGATAATCCTGTAATCTCAAGTGGTGAAAACCCAAGAAGAGCTTACTTAGGTATTTCTAATATTACAGGTTTTGACTACGATTTCTTCCAATATAAAGGAAAACAACTTCCAGCAAGTTTAGCAACAGACACAACAGGTGCGGCTTGGGGTTATTTAACTAAAGGTTTCCACATGGATAGTGGAGCAACAGTTGTTACTATAACAAACGCTTATGCCACATCAGGTCAATCGGCATTTGAAGTAGGTGTTGGTTCATTTAATTCAGAACCAACTGATACAAATAACCCATACTACAGATTGAATACTCGTAAGTTTACATTATTAGCTTACGGTGGTTTTGATGGTTGGGATATCTATAGAGAATATAGAACGAATAGTGACTCATATGCTTTAGGTCAAACAGCATTCAAATATGGTGCTGCAAGTTCGGTAACATATCCTACAGCATCAGGATGGGGAGCATTTAAAGCAATTTCAGGACCTAACCAAGAAAGTTGGGCTAATACTGACTACTACGCATACAAATGGGGTCAAACAACATTTGCTAACCCCGAATCAACAAACATCAATGTGTTCGCTACACCAGGTATTGATTATGTAAATAACTCAAACTTAGTGGAAGATGCAATTGATATGATTGAAACAGATAGAGCAGATTCAATCTACATTACTACAACACCTGACTTCAATATGTTCTTACCAACTTATCAAGACATTACTGAAGGATTAATTTACCCACAAGAGGCGGTAGATAATTTAGAGGGTACTGGTATTGATTCAAACTATACCGCAACTTACTACCCTTGGATTTTAACAAGAGATACGGTTAATAATACTCAAATCTATATTCCTGCAACTTCTGAGGTTGTAAGAAACTTAGCTTTGACTGATAACATCGCATTCCCTTGGTTCGCTTCAGCGGGTTACACAAGAGGTTTAGTAAATGCTATTAGAGCAAGACGTAAGTTAACACAAGACGATAGAGATACTTTATATAAAGGTAGAATCAACCCAATTGCAACTTTCTCTGATGTAGGTACGGTAATTTGGGGTAACAAAACTCTTCAAATCAGAGAATCTGCACTTGACAGAATCAACGTAAGAAGATTGTTACTACAAGCTCGTAAATTGATTTCAGCGGTGGCTGTAAGATTACCT